AGACCGGCATCGGCGAACAGATCTCCGAACGCGCGATCGAACTCAAGGGCGCGAGTCGCGTCGAGGGCATCGACTTCAGCAATGCGAATAAAGAGGTCCTGGCCACGGGCATCAAAAAAAGCTTCGAGAACCGGAAGGACCGCATCCCGGCCGATCAGCGGATCCGCCAGAGCCTGCACTCCGTAAAAAAGACGACGACCGACACGGGCCATCACCGGTTCGACGCGGACCGCACCGAACAGATCGGACATGCCGACGCTTTCTGGGCCAAAGCCCTTTGCATTCAGGCGAGGTCTAAACACTCCGGCCCGGTAACGGTCGTCACCCGGATGAAGCGGTCGGTCGTGGGGATGATGAGGGGATACGACTTTTGAGCCAGCGAGGCCCCAGGGAGCCAAAATAGGTAGTTTTCTCCCCGGTTGGGGGTTCGGGTCGTCCGAGGGGCCATACCCCCCCAGAACCGAGCCATTAAACGCGATTAAACGCTCAGAATCGATTTTTTGGTCGGTCCCCTGACCATCTTAGCGCCTCGAAACGATTTACCCTGAGATTATGTGGTAAAAATGCAACATTGTGAGGGCCATATGAGCCGAAAAGGTCTTTGGGTTTCACCGAACGAATTCCGAAACTTCGCGGCCGTTGACAAGACGCGCTCGCTCTCGGACGAGATCGCCACGCGGCAGCGGTCAATAGATTTTTACTCCATCGGCATGTCGTTGCCGAATCCGGACCCCGTGCTCAAGAAGATGGGCAAGGACATCACGATCTACAAAGAGCTTCGGTCCGATCCGATCGTGCATGGCTGCATCACCTCGAGAAAAGCGGGGACGAAGAAGCTGCTCTGGGAGCTCGACCGGGGCAAGGCGAAGTCGCGCCAGGCGAAATACATCACGGACGCGATCAAGGCCCTGCCCGTGGACCGCATCATCAGCCAGATGTTGAACGCGCCGCTCTACGGCTACCAGCCGATGGAGGTGATGTGGAACAAGGACTGGACCCCGGCGGACGTGATGGCCAAGCCGCCGCACTGGTTTCTGTTCGACGAGAGCAACAACCTGCGCTTCCGCACCAAGGCGAACTGGGCCCTGGGCGAAGAGCTGCCGGAAAAGAAATTCATTCTCGCGAGGAACGACGCGGACTATGAGAACCCCTATGGGTTCCCGATCCTCTCGACGTGTTTCTGGCCCGTGACGTTCCGCAAGGGCGGTTTTAAATTCTGGGTCACCTTCACGGAAAAATTCGGCATGCCGTTCATCGTGGGCAAACAGCCGCGCGGCACGGGCAAGGAAGAGACCGAAGCTTTTGCGGACATGCTGGAGCTGATGATCTCGGACGCGATAGCCGTGATCCCCGACGACGCATCCGTGGAGATCCCCGAGACGAAGAACACGGGCAGCGCGGACCTCTACGACAAGCTGATCACCGCGTGCAAGGGCGAGATCTCCGTGGCGCTCCTGGGCCACACGGGCGGCGCGCTCTCCACCCCAGGGAAGCTGGGTGGCGAGGACCAGGCCGTGGAGGTGCGCGGCGACATCGTGGACGGGGACAAGAAGATCGTCGAGGAAAATTTCAACACGCTGATAGACTGGATCTCGGAATACAAGTTCGCCGAGCGCGTGGAGTTGCCGAGTTTCCTCATGTACGAAGAAGAGGACGTGGACCTCGATCAGTCGACGCGAGATAAAAACCTCGCGGACACAAAGCAGGTACTGTTCAAGAAGTCGTACTTCATGAAGACATACGGATTCGAGGAAGAGGACATCGATGTTGTGGAGCCGACAGCGCCTCCTACTCCCTCGCCCCCTGCGGGAGAGGGTGGGGTGAGGGGGGGCTTGCCTGCGCAGTTCTCCGCTTCGGCTCAGGATGATGCAATCGACAATGCCGTTGATGCGCTCGATCCCGCCGAGCTTCAAAAGCAGCTGGAAGGTGTTTTAAAGCCCGTTATAGACCTGATTAATTCCGGGGCCTCTTATGAGGACATCATGAATAATCTGACCTCCGCGTATCCTGAGATGGACGCGGCCGCGCTGGAAGAGCTGCTGGCCAGGGCGATCTTTGTGGCGGAGGCGTGGGGGCGATTAACGGTAGCGCAGCGGATCGGGGTGCAGGGACTGGGGATCAGGAGTCAGGAGAAAAAGTTTTCGATGCGGGAGTTTTGAATTTTTAGTTAACCAAGAACTAAGAACTCAAAACCAAAAACTGCCCTTAAGGAGGATCTATGGCTACGTTCAACAAGTTTCAGGATTTTGTGGAGCAGCTCGGCAAGGGCGTTCATCAGCTCCATGCCGCGGGGCACACGCTCAAGGTTTACGCATCGAACGCGGTCCCCAGCGCGTCGCTCGATGCCGTAAAAGCGGACCTCGCGGAGATCACCGCGCAGTTCGGCTACCCCGCGGGCGGCACGGACATTCAGAACGACTACACCGAAGCCGGCGGCACGGGAACGCTGACGGGCGTCGACGTAGTCTGGACGGCCGCGGGCGGGAGCTTCGGACCCTTGCAATATATCGCGCTCTACAACGATACCCCCGCCGCTCCGGCGGACCCGCTCATCGGCTGGTGGGACTACGGCTCCGCCGTCACCGTGCTCGACGGCGAAACGTTCACCGTGGATTTCGGCGCCTCGGTCCTGACGGTGGCGTAAATGGAAAAGACCTTTGTCCAGGGGCATATCCGGGAATGCTGCCTGCAGGCCGACAACCTGATCGACGTGCCGCAGGACCGGCCCGGCGTGACCGTCCGAAAATGCCGGATCTGCGGGCGCAGGCACTACCGGTTGAAAGCCGATCTGTCGAATCTGATCAGACCCAAAAAGGAGGAGTGACATGGCCACATTATTTTCGCTGTATCGCAGGGCGGAAGCGGAGCAGGCGATGGTCCTGAAACAGCTTGAACCGTTTCGCGTCAAAGAAGAGAAGCTGATCGAACAGTTGGCCGTCATCGAAGCAAAACTTCGCGAGGTGAGAACGGCCATCGTCGAGATAGAAGAGCCCCGGCTGCGGCTGGCCAAGCTCGTGATCGCGGCGCGCCACAATCCGAAGCCTTCGCCGGAATCGGAAAAAATCTATGAGGCGGCGATGGAGGCATATGAAAAGCTGCCGGAACCGGCGACGGAGTAGCGAGGGAAATCTATGCCCATCGTTCATGCAGACCGCGTAAAAGAAACGACTACGACCACCGGCGCCGGGACATATAGCCTGGCCGGGGCCGTCACGGGGTTCCGCTCGTTCGTGGCGGGAGTGGGCAGCACTTACCAGTGCGCCTACTGCGTCGAGAACGGGACGGATTGGGAGATCAACCTCGGCACGGTCGCCGATGCCACGCCCGACACATTAACGAGAGACGCGCTCCTTGCCTCCTCGACCGGCTCGGCCATCAACTGGGGCGCCGGCTCAAAGAATGTTTTCGCCGTTGATCCGGCTAAAGTCGCGCCGGGGATCATGCACTTGGGGACATTGAGGCTCGCTTCTGCCGGGGCATCGCTTGGGCCGATTATTGCTCCCGTGCCATTGTCATATATATTCGGCAGCGCCTTTGTTATCGCGCCGGGTGTCGTGGTTCCTCGGCTGCTTTACGGCGGCGCGTCTATTGATACAGGCGCAAACTACGCGGGAGCGGCGCACAGGCCGAACACCAATCCCATCGCGCAGGCCAGCCTCCGGGGCAACGGCCTCTGGACGGCGGCGCTGGCAAGCGGCAATCACTTGCTGGTGAATTTCTGGATCCACAAGCCGCAGGCGAACAAAGTAGCGCGGGCCAATTGGATATCAAACGGTATCAGCGTGGCAGCTGCCACGGCGCCCACGATGGAGCACGGCGCGGGCATCTGGGTGAATACGTCCGACCTGATTCAGCGCATCGAGCTGCATGGGTACAGCGCCGTGACCGGCACGACCGACGCGAATATGTCGGCGGAGACCGAGCTGCAGGTATATGGCAGCGTTGAGAAGGCTGTGTAAGAGAGAGGAACAAGCATGCCGACGATAATCTTCGATCAACCGATAATAGATGTTTCGGACTATATGGCTGTCATTCGGCAAACCATCGCCGACCCGCGCCCGGTGAGCATCCAGGCCGGGCCACGCTCGATCAACGTGGTCGATTTGCCTGATGCGACACAAGTTGAAGCAGACGCCGTTGAGGCCGCGCTCCGGGCGCAGTTCCCCCGTGAGTGCGTGCGCGATGATACTCCGGTTGTCGTTCCGCTTGTCATGCCGACAGCAGCCCTTGCGTGGACGAACATGCCCGCGGCGGTGACGGAGTTCCGCGCCCTGACGATCCACCGGGTGAAATTCAGCCTCGCTAATTTTCGCCAGGCCCGGCTATGCGCGAATATCCAGGTCGTGGGCGTGGCGGCGGCGGAGATCGGAATACAGGCATCCACTGACAACGGGGCAACGTGGTACTCGCTCACGGGCGTGCTGAACAGCGCCGGACCGTTTGTCTCTATCGCGGCGCTGGGGACTGTGGTCGGGCCAATCGTAGACATTGCGGCTTCGATGGCCAAAGACGTGCTCTTACGCCTGGTCGGCAGGAATAATGACGGAGCCGCGGATCCGTCGTTTGGAAACATCTCGCTCCAGTTGAGGTAATATATGTGGTCCGGCAGCACATGGAGCGAAGCGCCTCGGTCGGCGGAAGTCCCGGCGGCGGGAGGGGTCTATTCGCTCACCTGTGAAGCGGGAGCGTTCATTGAAACCGGATCCGCCGCCGCATTAAAGACCGGACGAAAAGTCGCTGCCGATGCCGGCGGCTTTTCTGAGACGGGGACAGCAATTGCGCTCAAATTGGGCCGCAAGGTCTCCGCGGATGCAGGCGTGTTCTCCGGAACCGGCTCCAATGCCGCGCTCAAGGCCGTGCGCAAGCTCATCGCGGATGCGGGCGGATTTACCGAAACCGGGACAACGGCTGCGCTCAAGCTGGGCCGCAGGCTCGCCGCGGAATCCGGACAGTACAACGAGACCGGATCCAATGCCACACTCACAAAAAGCGCCACAGGGTACACGCTGACTGCGGAGTCCGTCAACTTCATTGAGACGGGGTTCCCCGCCGCGCTCAAGGCGGGCCGCAGAACTGCCGCCGAAGCGGGAAGCTTTGTCGAGACGGGAACGGCCGCCGCGCTCCTGGCCGGCCGCAGGATCTCCGCAGGCGCCGGAGCATATAGCGAGACCGGCTCCGATACCACGCTGACCTACGGCGTCGGCGGATCGTCGCTTATAGCAAGCGCGGGAGTGTTCGCGCTGTCCGGCCAGGCCATAACGTTGTCATGGTCGGGCGAACCAGGCGCGCTCCCTGCATTGCGCGCCGCGTTCCTCTTCGACAATGCCCGGCGGAGTTTTGATTTGGACGCCGCGCGGCGAAAGTTTGAGCTCGACACGGAGCGCCGGGGCCTGATGCTCGATACCGCGCGCCAAAGCCTGGTGCTGGACACGGAACGGAGGACGCTCAATGGCTAAGCCCCTGGAACTCAAGAAGAACGATCTTCAGCCCTATTACTACGGCGAGGTGAAGGACTCCTCCGGAGCCGCGGTGAACATCACGGGCGCGACGATCTACTGCACGATGAGGGCGGGCTCCGCGACGCCGAAGATCAACCGGCAAACAACGGGGATCACCATCACCGACGGGCCGAACGGGCTGTTCGAATATCACTGGCAGGCGGGCGAAACGGACACGACGGGGAAATACAACATCGAGTTCGAGATCAACCCCGTGGCCGGCGGCAAGTTCACGGTGCCGAAGAGGCCTGATGACGCGATCGTGCTCATTCTCGAAGCGCTGGATGCGAGTTAATCATGCCAAAAGAATATCTCAATTGCGTGGCGTCGGAAATGAAAGCCGGGAAAACGAAGGCGGCTGCACAACGGAGCTGCGCGATCGCGTATTACAAGAAGCACGGGATGACGCCGCAGAGAGCAGAGAGCAGAGCGCGAAGCGTAAAGAATTTAAACTCTATGCCCCATGCCCTATGCTGCATGCCGATATCATTTGCCGCAGGCAATGATATCGATCTCCTCTACGCCCTCGGCCTTCCCCCCGAGAAAGCCATCGAGCATTTCAAGTCCAAGGGCTATGCCATCTCCTGGGACTGGCAGGACGTATGGCAGGAGGCGCAGGCCCTCGCGTTCACCGTGGCCAAGGCAATGCGCATGGATATCCTCCAGGCAATCCGCGGAGAGCTGCAGACCGCGCTCGATGAGGGTATGATGCTGAGGGATTTTCAGCGCGGCCTGGAGCCGAAGCTCAAGGCGCTCGGCTGGTGGGGCACGCAGGAGAACATCGACGCCGACGGCGTGGTGACGAGCGTGCAGCTCGGCAGCCCGGAACGCCTACGGACAATCTACGAGACGAACATGCGCACGAGCTACCAGGCAGGCCGGTACCGCGAGATGATGGAGAGCATGGACGATGCGCCGTATGGCCAGTTCGTCGCCGTGCTCGATGCCAATACGCGGCCCACGCACAGGGCGCTGAACGGCCTGGTGTTCCGGCTCGACGATCCGTTTTGGAACACGCACTGGCCCCCGCTCGATTGGGGGTGCCGGTGTTCCGTGCGGCAGCTTAGCGCGCGGGACGTGCAAAAGAAAAAGCTCGACATCTCCACGGGCGAGGGGAACATGACCGATCACCAGCTCACGATGGCGAACGGCGAGAAGGCCACGATCACCGCGTACCGCGATCCGCAGACCGGCGCCGTGACGTCCACCGGCGCGGGGTGGAACTATAATCCGGGGAAGGTTTCTTTCTCGCCCGATCTTGGGAAATATGACGCCGACATACGGCGACTCGGGTGAGAAAAAACTTGAGGGTTTATGATCCACGTTGACGATCACGAAGTGCAGCAGCTCATCCGCGACATCATGGCGCGCGGCGACGACATGACGCCGGTGATGCGGAAAATCACGCGCATCATGCACAACGCGGTGGAGGAGAACTTCGCTCGCGAGGGCCGCCCGCGCTGGCCCGCGCTGGCGCAAAGCACGATTGCGGAGCGGGAAAAAAGGTCTCCGGGCCGCTGGCCGGGCAAAATGCTGAAGCGCAGCGGCCTCCTGGCGCAATCATATACCCGGCGCGCCGAACCCTTCCGCGCGATCGTGGGGAGCAACTGGCCCACCGCGCGCATTCATGGGCTCGGCGGCCAGGCCGGCCTCGGCCACCGGACCACGATCCCAGCGCGGCCGGTGCTGACTATGCCGCAGAGCGCGGTGGGAGAGATTCGCCTGGCGTTGATGGTGTGGTGGGTGAAGGGGAAGACCTGATTTAAGAACAGTTCAACGGCAATGCTTCGACTTTGCTCAGCATTGTTCGTCATTCCCGGTCCTTCGGACACTCAATATTTTTGTACGGCATCCACGGATAGAGCGGGCATGCGGTGATTTTGCAGTTGCATTTCCCGTCCAGATAGCCGCCCATGCAATCGTAGCCTTTGGCGAGGATGGCCCCTCGGCTCGATATTCTGGAGCCCTGCATGTGCGCCACTAAATCCGACTGACCTTTTGCCAGTTTGCCCATCTCGTGGTATGACTGATCTGCAATGATTTTTTCTTTGCAGTGATATGGCATATAGCGGTAAAGTGGACAGCGCGGTGTTTGGCAATCTCCTGGGCCGTCAGCAT